GCCAGGAAGTCGCTGTAGCGATTGAAGCCGTGGTTGCCGACAGTGCGATCAACGATGCTGATGCGGCCATCGCCAGTGCCGGGGCTCGCCGGGGCGCCGCGATTCGACGGGGCATCAGCGGGCACCGGAAGGGCCGGGGGCTGAGCCTGTCGATTCACCGGAAGCGCAACCGCCTTCTGCATGGCCTCAACCCGCTCGCGCTGGGCGATCTCGGCAGTAATGGAGTCGAACTCGGAATTGGTCTGCTCGATCAGATCCAGTTCTTCCTTCGTCATCGGGCGCCCTTCAGCGTCCGCCTTGTTCATCACGTTCGTCGAGCGGTCGGCCAGATCGCCGAGCTTCTGGCGAAGCTGATCGAGCGTGCCGCCGTCATTGCGCATGTTCAGGAAGCCGTTAACCTGGGCTCGATCCGCGAACGGAGCGAAGACGAAGGCCAGCAGTGCCACAAACCACAGTTTCATCGCGTTCATTTCGATCCTCATCACTTGCTGCTGTTGGCGGACTGCCCACCGGATTTGATTTTGTCGTTCAGAACTCTCATCCGAGCACTGGCGACCATCGCACGAACAACTGATTCTCGGGACTGCACAACATCTTTCGGTGCGTGCTTGAACTTGGCGAGAATGACCTTGGATCGGTCATCCATTTCCACGTTCTCATTGCCACTCACCTTGCGGTCGCAGAAACCATGCTTCATGCAGGCATCCGCGCCCATCCAAGTTTCAGCGCTCATCCACGCAGAAATGGTAGCGCGGGGCAACTTCGTCCGCGCAACATATGTGTCCACCAGTGTTTCTTTCGTGCCCTTCAGGATGTCGGCATAAGCGCGCAAGTCAGCCTCGCGCCCCCACGCCATTCCCTCGGGATCGTGGATCATCATCTGCGCGTTGTAACCCATGCAGATTTCGTCGCCGGCCATCGCGATGATGGAGGCAATCGACGCAGCAATGGCGTCGATATGAATGATCTTCTTGCCCTTGAAGCGGCGCAGTTCCTGATAAATCGCCACGCCCTCAAAGACGCTGCCGCCAACCGAGTTGACGTAGATATTCAACGTCTTGGCGCTATTGACTTCGCTGACCGCCTTCACAACCGACTTGGCAGAAACCTCGTCGTAATCATCATACGGACCAATTGGCCCGTAGATGTAGAGAGACGCCTCAGCCGGCTGGCTTACCCGATTTGTCGGAGGCACGAGTAGGTTTTTCACGCACGACTCCGAAGATGGCCTGCATCGCTTCTGGAATCGGATGCCCTGACAAAACTTCCTTGCCCATGCGGAATGCGTCATCAGCGATGCCGCGCGCTACGAGGAAGGGCCAGACATCAACCAGTTGCTTCTGGAGATATTCTGTCCCATGCGCCAGTGCAAGTGCTTTCGCCGAGTCGTGATTGTGCCCATTGCGCCGGTTGTCGGCATGCCTGGATTCGACGCACCGGACTGAGCGCACCAATGCGTTCCTCAGCCACGCCTTGACAACATCTTCCTGATCGTCTTCTTCCGCGTCGTCTTCGTCCGGCTCAACAGGCTCCGCTGCGCCGGTCTTCTTGGCGCCAGCAGCAGCCTTTTGCTTGTACGGCAAGCCAACGTCGCGCAGGTCAATCATCGCGCCCTGAACGATGTAGCGGTCGCCATCCGGCCCCATATCGTCATAGCCGATGTCTTCGCGAATCTCGTTCGCCGACAGCACGCCGGTATTGCGAGCCTCACGGAAGCCTTCCATGCGCTCTTTGAATGTTCCTTCCTGCACCCAATCCAAGTCGATCTTGGAATAAAATAATCCAGACCGCTTACTCAGGCACTTCTCATCGAACTCCTGCTGGAATTCACGCGCAGTGGGGCGAAGGCAGTCATTAACGAATGCCTTGCCCTGATCCTCGATTGAGTTCTCGGATGCGTTATTCAGGTGTCCGATTTTGTGTGGAGGAATGCCCCAATAGCGGCATATTTCCTCGATCTGGAATTGACGAGATTCAATCGTCTGCCCTTTCTGCGCATCATTGGGGATTGATGTGTACTTCAATCCACCGTCGAGAATAGCGGTCTTGAATGCCTTTTCCGGGCCTTCATGCCGATTCGCCCAGCGCTTGCGCAATTCCTCGAAGTGCTCGTCATCCAGTCGATTCGGGTACTCAAGCACACCACCGGGGCGACCGCCGTTGGTGAAGTAGCTGGAGGCGAACTCATTGGTGGCGATAGTGAGCGCAATCGTGCCGGCAGCAAGGCCGATCTTGTTGGCGCCCATCAAGCCGACAATGGATGGCCCCTTGACGTGGATCATGTCGCCAGCTTTGATAAATCCTGCGGCGGCGGCTTGGTTGTCGATCCGGTACGTGAGTTCAGCCTCTCCCGGCTCGCGGAAAGGCGTGACGCGGCCAGGGTGAATCGGGTACAGCCCGGTGACACGGTTGCTACCATCGCGCAGGATTTCCGCGTAGCCGTTGCCCCACGACAGCATGCCGATAGCCAAGGCGCGACGGAACGACACTGCCGACATATCAATGTTGGGGCGACGGTTCAGCAACTTGGTTAGAGGATCGTCCCAAAGCTCTTGGGAGCGCTTGCGCCCGGTGCGCTGCATGATGTACCAGTCGGACGCGGCAATCGTGCGCGCTTGAATGTCGATGCACGCCCACACGACGCCAACCTGAAATGCAGTCGTCTCGTCAATGATGCGCCCACCACGGATGAAGGCGCCCTCACCGGGGATCTCGCCGTCAACCCATTGCTGCTCGGTGCCAACCCAAATGGATGGCCCTCCGACATAGAGAGGATCGAGTTGGCGAGGATCTGGCGGCTTCGCGCCCACTGCTACCGGGAAGAATCGGCGTGCTGCGGCCTTGAGTTTGTGCCAGCTTCCTTCGCTGCTCATCGGTTACATCCATCGAATGCTGGGGAGCGATTGCTCAGGCAAGAGCGATGTCGCGTGGTGCGACATAATCCCCGCTATGATGCCATCAATTCGCTTGCGCTGATTGGAGCCTTTGTCCAGTTTGCGCCCACCAGCAGGATCGGAGATCACGACTGCATTGGCGGCGCACCAGTCAAGGCACGGGTTTCCTGGGTGATGAAAGTAGCCATTCATCAAGTCGCGCTCGAAGGCATCAATAGCCGGGGACATATCCTTGAAGCCTTGTCCAAACTCCTGAAGCTGATCCTTGATTCGCAGATCAACTGAGTCGCACGCCTTCTTGAAGTCGTCGATGCGCCACCTGTCGTAAGGCGCCGACTGAATCCCGATGCGATGCGTCTTCATCAGTTCCTTGATGTCGTTTGCCACATGCGAAAGCGAGATCGTGTTGCCGGGTGTTGTGCGAACCCATCCGCGCGCAACCCATGTCTCGTATGGAACTTTGTCTTCAACCGTCTTCTCGTGAACCATGGCCTCTGGAATCCAGAACTCCGGCCACCAGTAGATGTGCCCCTTGATCTTCCGGCTGAAAACGGCTGCCGTCAAGTCGCGCACCTGGGACAAGTCGAGCCCAAGCGCGACATCATCGTGATTCGCGAACATCGACAGGTCGAACTTGTTTAGAGCACCATTCCACGCGCCATAATCAATGAACGGATTATCAGCGGCAGTCCAGATGCAGAAGTTCAGGCGCTTAACGTCTGACTGCTTCGATGGCATTGTCGCGGCTGCAATCTGATCGCGAATGTATTGCTTCTGGATTGTAATGCCGAGCATTGGATTGGCTTTAATCCAACATTCTTCATCGACGAAGGGATCATCATCTTTATCCAGGCTACACACATAGGAAAAGAAGCGATCATCTTGCTCCATTCCGAATGCAACACGCTCGGCCTTGTCGTGGTATTCACCACACACCGTTTGCTTGTCTGATCCTGAGTTAGTAATGATGAAGACAAGTGGCTGCTTTCGCCCCTTCTGTCCTGCGCCCATCATGTTCACTACGAGCGGACTCTTGTGCTCGTGAAGTTCGTCGATCAAGCCAATGTGAGGACGCGCACCAGACTGCCCCTCATCAGATGAGATTGGGCGAAAGTTGGAGTTGGTCTGCTCGTCATAGATGTTCCACACATTCGGCTGCTTGCCACTCAACTTCAGCCTCTTTGAAAGCGGTGGCGACATTTCAACGAATGACACTGCATCCTTGAACATAATCATCGCCTGATCTTTCTTGGCTGCGGCGCTAAATATCTCCGCTCTATGTTCACCGTCTGCAATTAATCCGTACATACCAATGCCTGCTGCTAAAGGCGATTTACCCGACCCCTTCGCAGTTTCTACATAAGCAGTTCTAAACCTTCTATATCCACTGCATTTATCGTTGATTGTATTAGACTCAATCCAGCCGAATAATGAGCCAATGATAAACTTCTGCTGCTCACCAAGATGGAACTGAGTCGGCTCTCCGTCTGAGTCCTCATCCTTAAGCGGATCAAGCCGCAGGACCACAGGGAAGAAGTTGATCGCGTGATCCGCCTTGCGCGCAGAGAACACGAAGCCTCGCGCCGGAGCGTCCTTTAGATCGTCCAGATGACGCTTGCATGCGGCCCTGACTATCGGGCCAGCAACGATCCTTCCCTCAACCACATCGAGCGCGTATGCGTGCGTGGGGTGAGAGAGATCGGTGTCATGCGGGGTCATGGTCGGCGGGGTCCAGATACTGGCGAGACTCAGGGATCTCTGCAACGTCGTCGCCATGCTCAGGAGTCATCGCGATGGCTACCAGCTTTCCAATGGCGTCAGTCTGCCGATCCATGACATCAAGCAGCTTTTCCACCATGGCCTCAAGCCGGGCGATGTGCCGCGCCTGGATGCGGAGTTCTCTGTCGATCATGTTTGATCCCGTGTCTGCCGAGATCATTCTGCCACAGAAACGAAAATCCCGGCACTTGGCCGGGATCTCGGTTAATGGCGCAGCGGCCTGCACTGATCTCAGGCATGAATCGTCGAGTTGTTCTTTTGAGCAGCTTGGCGCTGATGAGCGCGGCCACGGCGCAAAATCCGTCACCTACCGAAACACGTTCCCCGATCTGGTCAGCCCCAGCATTCACTGCATTGAAAAGGTGCCGCCCTTGGGTTCCATTCCGGGCGGCGGGAACGTCAAGCTGCCTGAGCAACCTGATAGACGCTATCGTTGGCATCTAAGGATTTGGCCCATCGCATCGGACACAAGACTCA